TTCAATTATAACAGTATATGTATCGTTTGCTCCTTCACCGTGAGTCTGAAAGTAAATATCTCCATCTGCTCCAGCAGTTCCTGTAGCAGTATTAGGTATACCACCAAAACTAGTAAAATCAAATTCTCCTTGATAGTCTGTGGGAAGTTGAACTAGTAAAACATCGGTAGTTGCATTTCCTAATATTTTAACAGAGCAACCAACAGTTGAAAATTTTATTTTTGTTATTCTCACATTTGTACAAGCTTGACCTCTTGTGTTTGTAGCAAGAGCACTAACATCAATTTTTTTGACGGCAGTGCCCTCACCAGTATCCACATAAGTATGAACAAATGACTGAACAACTTTTTTATCACCATCTATAATAGTGGTATTAGTATTTGTATCGGCCATTATGCTCTCCTATTAACTAGCTGCATCAAAGCCAGTAATTTCTATTAAGAAACGCCCAGCTGTATAAGTTGCATCACCTGTGCCCTGACTAACTAAATACAAAAACTGATCTGCTGCTATGTCGCCACCAGCAACTACAGTTCCAGCTGATGCTGCACCAGCATTGATAATTTGAGTTTCTGTTAAATCACCGATAGCTGTGTCATTAACACCAGTGCCTTCAGTTGCTGAAAACAAATCAATGTCTGTACTACCACCAGCAGGTGTTTCAACACAAGTCATTGTTACTCCAAAAACAGTTCCTTGGTTAGCAGTTGTTACTTGACCAATAAAAGCTACACCAGATCCATCTTTTCCGATAATGTCACCAGCAGTTCCACCATCTTTAAGACCAGTTAAATCAATCATAATTGTAGTTTTAACAATATTAACATTTGTATCTACATCACTTTTTAGTCTGTTTACTTGAGTTACATAAACTTCTGCTGTGCCTTCGATACCTGCACCACCAGTAGCTTCTACTGCCATTTTATCTCCACTAGTTACTGTAATTGCACCAGTAGTTGCGTTTTTTGAAACAGTCTGAAATCCGTTTTCGGATCTAACTGGACCGTTAAAAGTTGTTGTTGCCATAATTTACCTCTTATAAAGTTTTTTGCCCTATGGTCGTATAAGCGTCTGCTAGGTCAGTCCATAGGGCAAGTTAAATCCTAGATTAAGCTCCTTGTGAGCCAAAAACACATCTTGGGTCTGAGAAACCAAAAGAATATCTTTCTCTTGCTTTAAATCTCATATTTCCTGTGTCAAAGTCACCTTCCATCTTAGTAGACATAGGCATTCTTTCGAAATGTAAGAAACCTCTTGGTGCATCAGTCTTAATGAAAAATGCATCAGTGTCTAGTAAGTAATGGTTGACGACATAACCTTCAGGAAGCATTCCCATATTTCTTACTGCGTTTATGTCATTGTCGGCAGTTCCTGGTCTTAGTGTAGACTCTAATATTCTATCAGCTATAAACTGTAGGTTTGATGGAATAATTAGTTTAGTTCCACGTACAGAAACTCTTAAACCACGCTCGTCAACGAAACCAGAAATGTCAATTAAGGCATTCTCCAAACTTGTTTCGTTTAAGTCCGCAGCAGTGCTAGGTTGGTTTCTAAAAGTGCTACCATTTGTTAATGGGTGTGAAGCATTACAAAGGGACACACCGTCACCACCTGTTACTGTTGCATCGAAAGCGTTGTTTAAAACAGATGCTGCTTTTACTTGCTTAGTATTAGCCATACTTCTAGCCAATGCTTTTGTGTATCTTGAAGATAGTCTGTCATACAGATTGTCTTCGATAGCTTCTTCAGTAATTGAGAAAGCCAAAGCAATGGTTTCGTGGTTATACCTTGCGGTAAAAGCTTCATTTGCATCGTCAAATGCAACTGCCGCACCTTCACTTTTTACTGGAGCAGAACCAAAACCTGATAACATTACTTCTTCTTCGAAATCTCTCTCAGAATTTTCTGTGTCATAGATTTCAGCGTGCTCTTGTTCATATCTCTGATACTCAAGGCCAAATAAGGCATTAAGACCAGGTTCTAGCTCTTTAGCTAATTGTGCTCTAGATATCGCCATAGTTTAATCTCCTTATATACCAGTTGAGTTAGCGGTTGTTTGCGAATCGAAACTGCTTACAGGTGCATTGAAGTGAGCGTTAATACGCACAATCAAAGGAATACCTGCTACAGTAAAATCTGAGTTTTCAGGATCATCCTGAATACCCACAATACGCAAAGGAAAAGTTGCAGTAGTAGCAATAGTGCTCAAGTCTGCAACGGCAGAAGAAATACCTGTTGTATCACTTCCACTATTACCACTAGCGAATTGAACATTAGAAAATACTCCTGCTCTTATTTCTGATTCAGTATCAAAACTTGTTCCACCAGCATCGCCAGCGATAACAAAAAGTTGACTTGGATCATCATATACAAAAGCTTTCACTGGATGATTAGTGTCTGCTCCTGATCCTTGCCAAGTGTTTGAGAAAATAGTTTCTCCAGTGGTACTTGAAACATATTCACAACCGTAAAAAACACCTAATATAGGAACATTACCACCTGCTGCTGCCTGCAACTGATCGATAAAACCTGTAGCTAAAGGAATAACTGCTTGCCCTTGATACAGTTTATTAGTGTTTCCTGCGGCTATTCTATATTCTGTTGTACCAGTGCTGTTTGTATTTTGACCTAATTTTTTTAACGGTCTTAATCCAAACGCTCCATTAGAATTTGCCATTCTTTATCTCCATAAAAAATTAATAATTAGTCCTCACTCTTGCGAGAACCTCCAAAACTTACACGACTTTGTCTTTCTGCCTTGTGTATAGGCATCGCAGGATGCTCTTCACGAGCTAAATCATTATCCACTGCTGTCATTTGATTGCGAGCTTGATCTCGGAAATATTTAGAGCGTTCTTCAACGGTTTCGACTGGTATACGTGCTAAAAGTAATCCTCCAACACCTATAATTCCAGCGTGCTTTCCATCTTCTATGGAAGGTACTTCAAAGTCGGGATATTCGTCCTTTCGAACCAATTCCCAACCTTCTCTTGCCTTCGCTGAGACATTTTTTCGATCGTCAAAACCCATAACTTCGGTTCTTATCCACCTGTGTACATAACCCTCAGGTGCTTTGGGTGCATCCAACATGGATGGTGGTTTCCAGGGTGTTCTTCTTACATTATTAGTGCGAGATTGAGCATCTCTGGATGTTCTTGTGTTCTTATTTACTGGACTATTCATTTAAGCCTCCTGTCTAACATATTTTGCGTATTCCTCTAAAGGAACACCTAATCGTTTTGCCATTGCAACCTGAGAAGGCGATAGTCTCACTGTTTTCTTACCTCCTTTGTTGCGGGATTTAGAAGATGTAGCCGAAACTACCTTTTGACTTCCCCCCGTTTGCTTCGTTTGCCCCACTTTATGAGGAAACTCTGCTGCAATTCTTTTATCGAGTTCACTATAGTACTCATCAGTAGTCGGGTCAAACCCTTCATCCTCTACTAATCGTCTATGAATGCCAAATGATGCATATGTCATAACTTCATCTTGACCAAACCACTCATTTTTAGCTGCCCAAGCCTCTGCTTTAGGGTCAGGCTTAACATTTTGAGCTTGTTGAGGTGGTTGAGGGGGTATTGGTTGTGGCTGATTCGGTACAACAGGCTGTTGATTTGGTTGTTCTTCGGTTTTTTCAACTTTTGGCTTGGTTATTTTAGACTTTTCAACCGTAATTGCCGCTAAATTTGCCTGTGCCTCCACAATTTTGTCCGCATCACCAGATTCATTAGCATCTTTTAAGGCTCTTTTAGCAGATTCTAACTGAGATTGTACTCTATTATTAAATTCTTCTAAATAACCTTTGTCTAAATTATCTAATCGTGTTTTTAAGCTTTCATTTTCTTTTTTAACGCTCTCTGCAAACTGAATAGCGCTTTCTTTTTGACGTTCTTCTTCACGCATTTTGCGTGTCAACTTATCTATCCTGTTTTTTACATTGGCACTATAATCTTCAAGTTCATCAGATTTCTTTTCTTCGGTTGCTTCTTCTTGTTGTGCCTCTACTTTTTCGTCTTTCTTTTCTTCAAGTTCTACTTCAACTTCATTTTCTTCTGGTTTTTGTATCTTTTGTTCTTCTTGCATGATTCTTTATCTCCATGAGTGATGCTATCCTTTCTGGTTAAATATGTTTGATGTCATCTGGTTCTAATATAGTAGCGATTACTTCGTCATCATTTATAATTCTTACTTCACCACCGTCTATTTTAAAACGAGATCCTGCGTAACGACCAATGCAAACCCATTGACCTTCCTTGCACCAAGAAGTTTCTCCTGGTCCAAACTTATTTGGATCTTTGTAAGCCAAAGGTCCAATTTTTAAAACATAAGCTACCACAGTTGCTAGTTGCTCACGTTCTCTGACAGTATCAGGAATATATAATCCTGCGTCTGTAGTTGCCTTGCCCATATATGGCATTACCAATATTCTCCAACCAGTGGGTTGTGGTAATCTATCTTTTAAATTTTTCTTAATTAAACTAGGGTCAAGAACTTTTGTGTCTTTTGGTTGATATAAATTTTCAATATTTACTTGTTTTTCTTTTTTGTTTTTTCTGGCTACGTGTTCTGGCACATAAAGTGTTTTAGTCAAAGCTTTCCTCCTTACTTTCTAATTGATCCTTTATTTCTCTTTCTGCAACTTGAAGACCTTTTAGTTCTCCAACAACTTGTTTATATTCTTCCATCGTTTTAAAGGAACCACCTGTAAGTGAGTCCTTCGTTAATTCTATGCGTTGCTGTATTTTTTTTAAAACAGCGTACGCAAAATTTGTAGAGTCCATTAATAAACTCCAGAAAACTTTCTTCCTTTTACTTGAACAGGAGGAGTACCTTTAATCTCTTGGTTTCTCACTTGTCTGTTCATTTCTACTTTTATGTCCTTTGGGCCAGGTGTAATTTCTTCTACTGGGTTAAATGTTTCACGTGAAACATTTCCTGTGATCATAATCATTAATGACCCACCACGTTTAAAACCCATATCTTTTACAACTCCAGGAGCCTCTTTTTTTAAAGCTCTTAGTCCTGCACCTTTAGGTCCTGCTGGTATTTCTTTTGCCATCTTCGTACCTCCTATGTTAAATCCTTCTGCGTCATTCATTTTTTTAGCTTTTGCTAAAAGATCGTCTGCTTTGTTTTTAGATACACCCATTTGTCTCGCCATCTGAGTTCTCATTCCACCTCTTCTTACCATTTTTTACAACTCCAATATCTTGCGGTTAGTTTAGAAGGAGGTGCACTATCACATTTGTGTCTTGCTCTAAAACTTTTTCTTCTGTTCGGTATGTTCTTTTTTATCTTCATATTTGGGTCACCATATCGTATTAACCTTATTTTGTCACCTACTTTAGCAAGCACGGCAAATTTTTTCTTTTTGCCCGGAGTTCTTTTTGGTTTGTTATAACCAGAAAATTTTCCTCTTTTTCTTTTCT